TTGTACTTGCACCGTCTCTAAGTGTTAGACTTGCTGTTGTAATTACTGAATTTGTTTCTTGTGTTGCATTTAAAGTTGTTACCGTAATATCACCTGTTACTACTAAGTCACCGTCAACTGTAAATCCTGCAACATCATTGGCTCCACTTAAATCTACATCTCCTGTAAATGTTGTATCACCACTAAATGTTTTATTTCCTGCTATACTATGTGTGCCACTGTCTCTTACAACTGTATTATCTACAGCAAAACTTCTAGAAGAGGCTATTGTACCACCTCCACTTAATCCGTCACCTGCTGTAAGTGTAACCGTAGTGTGATCTATATTTTCGTTAGCAACATAGCCACTTAAATTATGTATATTAATTTGTGAGTCATTAGTACTAAATTGTCCGCTTGAATAATTAATACCTGTTCCTGCACTTAAATGAGCTCTTACTTCACTAGCACTAGGTCCAGTATAAGTAAAGACACCATTAGAGTAACTTAAACTTCCGTCTCCGCCGTTGTCTTGAGCACTAAAATATCCTTCTACTACTGTTTCTAAACTTGTGACTTGTGATGTTGCTATTTGAATAGGTGTTGTGGATGCCGCTGTTAATTGTCCAAACCCGTTAACAGTAAATGTTGAAACTCCTGATGCACTACCATAACTTGAGGCTGTGACACCTGTAGTATCTAAATTTAATGTTGGTGTTGATCCTTCTCCGCCTGAATTAATTGCTGTTATTCCGTTACCACCTATTACTCCAGCAACATAACTACCAGTTGTATCAGTACCTAATGCTACTGAGTTAGGTTGTATTGCTGTGGATATTGAAGCAGTATTTCCTGCTCCTATAAATGTTGCACTACCTGTAACGTCTCCTGTTAATGCAACTGTGACCGCACTTGTAAATTGTGTTGTATTTGCACTTTGTCCAATTACATTTCCTGTAAAGTTAGTAGCAGTAATATTTTTATTAAATGAAACTACATTACTTGATGTACTGTAACTTATATCTGCACTATCACTGCCTGTTCCTGTTAAAGATAATACAGATGTTACTGCATCTCCATCTGAGTTAATTATGAACTGATCGGATTGTAACCTATTAATTGTTTGGGTTGTTTCTACCTGAGTTACATTTCCCTCTATCGTCAGGGCACCTTTAATGACTAGTTCTTCGTCACTGTTTATATAAGTCTTTCTTGTTGCCATTTAATTAGTCCTATGGTATTTACTTTCTATAAGACTATTTATCAATATAAAGCCAAAAGATATTCCAGTCAAAAAAAAGCACTCCTAAGAGTGCTTTTTAATGTTTCTACGAAACTGTTCTAATAAGTCTTTTAAGGCTTACTGGAATGCAATGTTAGACATTGTTATCGCATCAACGTAATCAGCCGCATTACCCAATGAACTTGCTGTGTTAGTAAGTTCTTTGTAACCATATCTTGTCATAAATGACACTACTGGTTCAAATGTGCTAGGATCCATAACTGGACCTGTGCTCATTAATGGGATATAAGGACAATAGAATGCAGGAGCATCAGTTTCTGAAGACCCTTTGTAACCAACAAGTACTTTAGTACCGTCAGCCGCATAGTTGTCTACAAATACTTTGATTGTTCCATTTAAAGTTCCAACAAACTTAGTGTTTGTAGGCGCTTCAAAAGAACCTTCAGTTGTTCTTGCAAATGTTGAAGTAGAGGCACTTTGTAAAATAGTAAGTGCTTCTGGAGATACAACGATATAGTTACCAGCACCACGTCTTGTTCTAGCCGCGATTCTGTTAGCCGCTCTGTTGATCTCAATAGCCAATACAGCATGTCTGTCACCAACGTATGTTTGTGTTCCAGTTACTGCATTAAAGTCTAGAGCTGTTCCAGACCCTGCTAAAGTTCTTAGTGAACCGATAATTTCTTGGTCGATTTCAACTACGATCTCTTGTGCTAAGGCTTGCATAATTTCTGCTTCAACGTCAACGCCGTGCATAGATTCTGCATCTTGAGCCGCCTCAAAAGTCCATCTTGCTGATAACCTTCTGGTTTTCGCTTCAACAGTTTCTTTTAAGATTTGAATGCTCATTTTTCTACCTGGGTTTCCCTCAGCAGACGCTGTTGCATCTGGAGATCCTGCATAAGTAGAAGCAAGTTTGAAAGGACTTAATGCCTCATCACCTGCTGTTGCTCCACCACCAGTTTCAGAATATCTGACTCTTAGTGTATGGATTTGCCCTACTGGGCCAGTCATAGGCTGTACGCCTACTAGTTCGTTTGCGATTACGGAAGGCATAACCCTTCTAATCAAAGGTAACATAACCTTGTTTAATGTTGCTACTGAACCAGCACCTGTGGCACCTGCTGTTGCGGCCTCTGACAAATGTCTCTTTGTATTTTCGAGGACGACATCTAAAGAAGATTTTCTGTTTCCAGAAAGTCCTTCAAGCAAAGCATCTTTAGTTGCTGACCAGTTGCTTTCAAATAAGTTCGCCATTTTTTAACTCCTAATTTATTTTGAAAGTCCGGCTAGTTTACGGATCATATCTATTTCTACTATATCATCCGCACTCTTGTCATCGGCTTCTGTAATAACAGTCGCCTTATTACCAGTGTGTTCACTAGTAACGGATTCTGACAATGTCTTCTTAACTCTTGGTGCTTCTCCATCCAATACTGAAGGCAAGTACTTGTTAAAGGACTCTTCCAGTTTCTCAGTTTTAACACTTTCAAGTAAGTCTGACATAATTTCTTTCTTCTCTTTACCTAATGGTGCCATTAGACTGTTCAATGTTTCTTTACGATTCATTGTGTCTTCTGCTATTCTCAACTTAGATTCAGTTAATTTAACTGCATCTTCTTTCTCAGCAATTACTTGCTCAGATTCGTTAAGTTTAGTTTCCATTTCAGCAATTTCTTTTTGTATTTTCTTGATTTCTTTTGCTTCATTCAAGTGGCTCATGCCAAATTCATTTGCAAATGCTTCAAAAATTCTGCGACCGAAGTCATTTTCACGTGCTTTAGTAATATCATCACGGAATGATTTAACTTCATTAACAATTACGCCATTGACAACGTTTTCAACTTTGTCTGCGGCCTTCTTAATAAAGTCTTTCTTCGCTTCAGCAAGTTGTTTTTTGCCTTCACGTACCATTTTGACTTTTTGTTCTACTAAAGATTTTTTATCTTCGTGGAACTCGGATAGTTCAGTTGCTAGTTGCTCTGCTACAAAATTATCTAATTTTGCTACATGCTGGCTAGTTCTGTCTCTATCTGCTCTAAGTTCTTTAACTTCCTTTGCAACCATTTCAGTTACAAATTTATCAAGTACTTTAGAGTGCTCACTAATTGCTTTGTGATACTTTACTCGATCACTTGCTAGGGCAGTTTTTTCTTCTGCAATAGCGGAAATTTCTGCTTCAACTTTTTCAGATATAAAGTTGTCAACTGCTTCTACGATTTGACTTTTGTCATGATCGTATCGCTGTGCAAACTCTTCTCTAAGTTCCGCAGTAAGTTCTTCTCTTGCTTCAGAAATTTTACCTTCCCAGGCTTCTTGAAGAGCAGACTTAACATCTTCTGTTAATTCCGCGTTCTCAAGTAGTTCTGTAAAATTCACTGTCATAGTAGTCTCCTACTTATATTTTTAATTCGTTGATGAAACCAGTGATTGCTTTCATCAAGTGTTTCTCTGCACTTTTATCTACTGTTAATGCTTTGGCGGTATCAAATAATGATGCTCCGCCTTGCATATTAAATAAACTCTCATATATAGTCTTTGGATAGGCATCAGGTGCACTTGGTTGTGCCACAATGTCCACTGTTACAATATCGAAATCAGAAACTTTACCACTTTCGTTTACGTTTCCGCTTCCTCTACTGCTTACACCAAGATTTGCTCCTGCAGTTAATAATGCTCTTGCAATATTTCCCATCGGTGTGTCTATAATTTTAAGTTTTCCAAGACCATTTGCATCATCACAATGCATGTCAGTAATTATATGACTAACACGGTCTAAATTTATTTGTAATTCTTCAGGGTGATCTAACTCACCCATCACAGTCTCGCCTTTTGACAAACGAGCCTTTACACTATCAACAGCCTTTTGTATCTCATCCTTGGGATATACTCTACC